GACGACGTGATCGGCGTGGTGGAGAACGCGCAGCTCGATGCGGGCGGCGTGCGCGGCAGCGCGACGGTGCGCTTCGATCGCGGCGCGGCCGGCGAAGAGGCGTACCGCAAGGTCTCCGACGGCATCCTGCGCAACGTCTCGGTCGGATACCGCACCTACAAGTACCAGCGCGTCGAGGACGGCGACGACACGACGCCGGTCTACCGCGCGGTCGACTGGGAACCGCATGAGCTCTCGCTTGTGCCGATCGGCGCCGACGCCGGCGGGGCGACCCGAGCGACGACCACCACGACCACGAACCCGTGTGACTTCACCGAGGAGAAGAAGATGGATCCCGAAGAGACCCCGACCGGCGCGAAGCCGGGTGCATCGGCCGAGCGTTCGGCCTCCAACGCGGCGCCGGCGGCGCAGCCCGCTCCCGCGCCGACCGTGGCGCCCTCCACCGACAACGTTCGCGCCGAGCGCGAGCGCGTGCTGGGCATCCAGCGTGTCGGCCGCGCGCTCAAGCGCCCCGAGCCCGACATCACCGCGGCGATCGCCGCGGGCACGTCGCTCGATTCGTTCCGCGCGACCGCGCAGGATGCGTTCGCCGAGGCCGAGACGATCACAGTGGACCGGCGCGATCCGCGCATCGCCGCGGGGGAAGACTCGCGCGACAAGTGGCTCCGCGGCGCCAGCGCCTGGCTCATCCAGCGGTCCGCGGTCGGCAGCGTGCTCGCGCAGCACGCCAAGCAGAGCGGGCAGGCACTCGACCTCGACCCGGGCGAGTTCCGCGGCCTGCGCATGCTCGATCTGGCGCGCCAGTCGCTCGAGCGCGCGGGCGTGCGCACCGCGGGCATGACGCAGATGGAGCTCGTCGGTCAGGCGTTCACGCGCAGCTCGCCGACGGCGACCACGGGCGACTTTCCGATCCTGCTCGAGAACACGCTCTACAAGGTGCTGCTCGCCTCGTACGGCATCACGCCCGACACGTGGACGACGTTCTGCTCGGTCGGCTCGGTGCAGGACTTCCGCGCGAGCAAGCGGTACCGACTCGGCACGTTCGGATCGCTGATGCCGCTCAACGAGTCCGGCGAGTTCGCGAACAAGTCGATCCCCGATGCCGAACGGCAGTCGATTACCGCGTCGACGAAGGGATGCATCATCGGCCTGAGCCGTCAGGCGCTCATCAACGACGACATGGGCGCGTTCTCGACGCTGGCAACCGCCTATGGGCGCGCCGCCCGGCTCTCGATCGAGGTCGACGTCTACGCGCTGCTCGCGCAGAACGGCGGGCTCGGCCCCGTGATGAACGACGGCAACACGCTGTTCCACGCGTCGCACGGCAACATCACCGCCGGCACCGCGATCGGATCGAACGCGATCGACGCCGATCGCGTGGCGATGGCGAACCAGAAAGACCCGTCGGGCAACGAGGTGCTCGCCTTGCGGCCGGCCGTGCTCGTGCTGCCCATCGGCCTCGGCGGCACGGCGCGCCAGATCAACAACGGCCAGTACGACTTCGACGTGACCAACAAGTTCCAGGTCCCGAACAAGGTCGGCGGCCTGTTCCGCGACATCGTCGATACGCCGCGGATCGCCGGCACGCGGCGGTACCTGTTCGCCGACGCGGGCGTCGCGCCGACGATCGAGGTCGCGTTCCTCGACGGTCAGCAACAGCCGTACCTGGACATCCAGCAGGGCTGGCGGATCGATGGCGTCGAATGGAAGGTGCGCATGGACTACGGCGTCGGGGCCATCGACTTCCGCGGCGCGATCACCAACGCGGGCGCGTAAGGCGTCCGCTTCATCAGGAGGCATCGACCATGAACAACTTCATCAAGCCCGGAGAAATCGTCACCTACACCGCACCGGCGGGCGGCGTGATCAGTGGCAACGGCTACGTGATCGGCGCGCTGCTCGTGGTGGCGACGAACACCGTTGCCGCGGGGCAGCCGTTCGAGGGCGCCACGCTCGGCATCTTCACGTTGCCCAAGGCGGCGGCCACCGCGTGGACCGAAGGCCAGCTCCTCTACTGGGACACCGCGAACAACAACCTGGTGATCGCGCCGTCGGCGACCGCGCGGCGCGTCGGCTGCGCCGCGGCTGCGGCCGCCGCGGCTGACGTCTCGGGCCTGTGCCGCGTGCACGGTCTCCCGGCGCCGGCGAACGTGGCCTGATCGTGTCGGCGTTCGACGATCTCGTGGCCGACATGGACCGCGCGGTGATGGCCGAGCTCGGCGGCGAGCCGGTCGTCTATCGGCCAGGCGCCGGCGACGCGGTGACCGTGACCGGCGTGTTCGATGCGCAGTATGTGCTCGCGCAGGGCGACGCCGAGGCCGGTGTCGAGGCGTCGGCGCCGGCGGTGTTCCTCCGCCTGGCCGACCTGCCCACCGATCCCGAGCTCGACGAGCCGACCCTGACGATCCGCGGCACCGACTACCACGTCAACGACCGCAAGCCCGACGGCGCCGGCGGGCTCCTGCTCACCCTGCGCAAGGTGACGTGATGCACCAGCGCAAGCTCATCCGCGACGCGACGGTGGCGCTGCTCGCCAATGCGGGCACCGCAGCCGGCGCGCGCGTCACGCCCACGCGCGTGGACGCGCACAAGAAGAACGAGCTCCCCGCGCTGTCGGTCTACACGCTCTCCGAGCAGACCGATGCGGACGACGGCTCGACCGCGCCGCGCGAGCTGTGGCGGACGCTCAAGCTCGAGATCGCCGGCTGGGTCGCGCACAGCGCCGCGCTGCCGGCCGACGACGCGCTCGACGCGCTCGCCGAGCAGATCGAGGCGGTGATGGAGGAGGGGCGCTACCTTGGCGGCACCGCGAGCGACAGCATCCTCGTGAGCACCGAGGTCTCCATCCTCGGCGACGGCGATCCGCTGGTCGGCGTCATCACGCTCACCTACGAGGTCTCCTACTTCACGAGCCCGGCCGCGCCCGACAACCTCGACGACTTCCTGCGCGCCGACGCGGCCACGCAGGTTGGTGGCGCGGCAGTTGACAACGCGGCCAACGACGTGATCCAGGTGCGCCCATGATGGTCAAGCCGGTCAACCCCGCGGCGGTGATCCGCGACCCGATCACCAAGCGACAGCTCCCCGCCGACGGCGGCGAGGTGCCCGAGAGCAACTTCTGGATCCGCCGGCTGCTCGCCGGCGAGATCGTGCGCATCGACAAGCCCACCCCCGCAGCGCCCGTCGCGCCGCTCACCACGAGGTAGCCCATGGCGATCAGCTTCAACTCGCTACCGCCGACGATCCGCGTCCCGTTTGTGGGCGTGGAGTTCGACGCGTCACAGGCGGCGCAAGGCCCCGCGCTGCTCAAGTACAGCGGCGTGCTCATCGGCCAGAAGCTCGCGGCCGGAACCGCGACGGCCGACACGGTCGTCAACGTGACCAGCGTGGACCAGGTGATCGCGCTCGCCGGCCGCGGCTCGATGCTGCACCGCATGGCGATCGCGTGGTTCGCGAGCAACCAGAGCACCGACGTGTGGATCGGCGTGGTCGCCGACAACGCGGCGGGCGTCGCGGCGAGCGGCACGATCGCGATCACCGGCCCGGCGACCGCGGCGGGCACGATCACGCTCTACCTCGGCGGCGTGCGCGTGCCGGTGGCGGTGTCGGTCGGCGACGCCGCGACCGCGATCGCGACCAACATCGCCGCCGCGATCACGGCCAACCCCGACCTCCCGGCCACCGCGACGGCCAACGCGGCAACGGTGACGATCACGTTCCGGCACAAGGGCCTCGTCGGCAACGGCTTCGACGTGCGCCACAGCTACCAGGACGGCGAGGCGCTCCCCGCGGGCGTGGCGCTCACGCTCACCGCGATGGCCGGCGGCACCACGAACCCGTCGCTCACGAACCTGATCGCCGCGATGGGCGACCTGTGGTTCCAGGTCTGGGCGCACCCGTACACCGACGCGACGAGCCTGGCCGCGATCGAGAACGAGATGGCGACCCGGTTCGGCCCCATGCGGCAGATGGACGGCCTCGCGGTCACGTCGGCGGCCGGCGTGTTCTCGGCGCTCACGACGCTCGGCACGGGGCGCAACAGCGCGCAGTCGGTGATCGTCGCGCAGCCCGGCGCCGCGCCGTTGACCCCGCCGATGGAGTTCGCGGCCGAGGTCGCCGCGCTGATCGCGTTCTACGGCGCGCAGGATCCGGCGCGTCCGTTCCAGACGCTCGCGCTCCGCAACGCGTTGCCGTCGGCGCCGACCGACCAGTGGTCGATCGACGAGCGCAACCTGCTCCTGTTCGATGGCATCGCGACGAGCCGCACCGGCGCCGGCGGTGTCGTGCAACTCGACCGCATCATCACGACCTACCAGCGCAGCCCGGCCGGCTCGCCGGACACGGCTTACCTCGACGCGACGACGATGCTGACGCTGCTCTACCTGCGCTACAGCTTCCGGGTTCGCGTCCAGAACAAGTACCCGCGGCACAAGCTCGCCGACGACGGCACGCGGTTCGGCTCGGGCCAGGCAGTGATCACGCCCAAGCTCGGCAAGGCCGAGGCGGTGACCTGGTTCCTCGAGATGATGGAGCTGGGCCTCGTCGAGGACCTCGACGCGTTCAAGTCCTCGCTCGTCGTCGAGCGCAGCAAGACTGACCCCAACCGCCTCGACTTCCTCTTGCCCCCCAACCTCATCAACGGACTGATCGTCACCGCGGCGCAGATCCAGTTCCGGCTCTAGGAGGATCGTCATGGCCAATCAACGACGCGCTGGCCTGCTGCAGCTGCAGATCAATGGCGAGATCAAAGACGCCAAGGGCAACTTCTCGTACAACCTCGGCCGACCCAAGCGCGAAGCCATCATCGGCACCGATGGCGTTCACGGCTTCAAGGAGGTCCCGCAGGTCGCGTTCATCGAGGGCGCGATCACCGACCACGGCAACCTCGATCTGGCCGCGCTGGTGACCATCACCGACGCGACCGTGACGGTGCAGCTCGCCAACGGCAAGGTCGTCACGCTCCGCGACGCCTGGTTCGCGGGCGAGGGCACGGCATCGAGCGAAGAGGGCGAGATCGCCATCCGATTCGAAGGTGCCAACGCAGAGGAGATCAATTGATCATGTCGAACGAGAACCAGACCCACGAGACCGACAGCAACGACACCGCGGCGGCGCAGACCTGGCCGCGCGTCATCACCCTCAAGTACCCGGTGCAGTTCGGCAGCGAGAGCATCTTGTCGCTCACGTTCCGCCGCGGCCGAGCCGGCGATCTCAAGGGCCTCAAGCTCGGCGAGACCGTGCCCGCCGATCAGCTCATCACCATCGCGTCTCGCCTGTGCGGCAAGCAGACCCAGGTGATCGAGAGCCTCGACGGCGACGACGCCGCGGAGGTGATGGCGCTCGTCCTGGATTTTTACGGGAGGTGCCTCGGGGGTGGGAGCGCGCGCTCGCAGTAGTGGCGCACGTCTTTCACTTCACGCTCGCGGACATCTACTCGCTGGAGATCGGCGAGCTGATGGACTGGCTCGAGCGCGCCCGGTGGATCAGCGAGCAACGACATGGCCACTAAATCCGTCGCACTTTCGATCGTTCTGAGCACCGTCGACAAGGCGACGGCAGGACTCCGCGCGTTCAACGCGCGTCTCGCCGCGGCGACCGCGCCGGTGCGGGACCTCGGCGAGAAGCTCAAGGGCCTGGGCGAAGAGGCAGGCGTCGGCAAGCTCGTGGAGGGGTTCAAGGGCGTCGGCGGCGCCGTCAAAGACCTGTTCGGCAAGCTGCTCGTGATCGGCGGCGTCGCCGCGGCGGCGGTGTTCGGGCTCAAGTCGCTGGTCGACGAGTTCGCCAACCTCGGCAACACCGCGAAGCGCATCGGCACCACGGTCGACTTCCTGGCGGCGATGCGCTTCGCAGCCTCGAAGTCTGGCGCCTCCGTGGAGCAGCTCGATCAGGGGCTTCAGTCGTTCACCGCCAACCTCGGCCAGGCGCGCGCCGGCACCGGCCGCATGGCCAAGTTCCTCGGGTTGGTCAGCCCGGCGCTGCTCACGCAGCTCAAGGCGACGCAGAGCAACGAGGAGGCGTTCAAGCTGCTCGCCGACGCGATGGCCAAGGTGCAGGATCCGGCGAAGCGGCTCGCGCTCGCGCAAAAGACCGTCGGCGACGTCGCGCTCGCGCCGCTGCTCGCGCGCGGCTCCAAGGGCCTGCTCGAGCTACAGGGCGAGTACGCCGCGCTCGCCGGCTCGCAGGAGGAAGCGGCGGCGTCCGCGGGCGAGGCCGAGGAGGCGATGAAGGATCTGGGCGCCGCCACTGACGGCATCAAGGGCGCGCTCGTCCAGGGGCTCGCGCCCGCGCTCAAGGAGATCGTGGAGCAGATCAAGGACTGGCTCGTCGGCCACCGCGAGGACGTCCGGCGGTGGGCCGAGGATCTCGGCAAGAAGCTCCCCGATGCGGTGCGCACGGTCGCGAGCGTCATCAGCAGCGCGGTGAGCACCGTGCTCTCGATCGTCGACGCGATCGACGGCTTCAAGACCGTCGCGATCGCCGCAGCGGCGATCCTCGTCGGGCCGCTGGTGTCGTCGCTCTTCACTCTCAACGCGGCGCTGCTCAGCACGCCGATCGGCTGGATCATCCTCGGGATCACCGCGATCGTCGTGGCCGGTTACGAGCTGATCAAGCACTGGGACGCGGTGGGCGCGTGGTTCCGCGCGTTCTGGGACCGCTTCGGTGGCATCATCACGGCGGCGTTCCCGTTCATCGTGATCCCGATCCGGGGAATCATCGCGCTCGTCCAGACGATCATCGCGCATTGGGAGCCGATCAAGACGTTCTTCGCGACGCTGTGGGATGACGTCACGGCGGCGTTCTCGGCGGCGTGGGACGCCATCAGCCCGATCGTCGACAAGATCACGGGCGCCGTCGACTGGATCACCAACAAGGTCGGCAAGCTCGGCGACTTCATCCAGCACCCATTCGGCGGAGACGACGCGCCGGCCGTGGACGCGGGCACGCTCGGCACCGCGCTCGGCGCGGGAGCGGCGCAGGTGACCGAGGCGCGCATCAAGGTCGACTTCACGAACGCGCCGCCCGGCACGCGCGTGACCGCCGACCCGGCGAACACCGGCGACGTCGATCTGACCGTAGGCCATCAGTTCTTCGGAGTCGGCGCGTGACCTGGCGCGAGGACCTGCGGCGCGTTCGCTTCGCCGGACGACGGCTCGTCGGCGCGTCGTTCCGCGGCGTGCCGTTCTTCGTCGACACGTCCGAGCGCACGGGCGGTCGTCGCGCCGTGGTGCACGAGTTCCCTCTGCGCGATGACCCGTTTTCCGAGGACCTCGGGCGCCACGCGCGCAAGTTCCGCGTCGACGGCTACGTGCTCGGCGACGACTACCTCGCGCAGCGCGATGCTCTCCTCTCTGCGCTCGAGGACGTGGCCGGGCCGGGCGAGCTCGTTCACCCGTATTACGGCACCAAGCGCGCCATTTGCGACACCGTGTCGGTGCGCGAACAGCGCGCTGACGGCGGGATCGCGCAGTTCGCGATCGATTTCGTCGAGACGCCGGCGCAGGCGCCCACGCCGAGCGTTCAGCCCGACACGGCGGGCCTGGTCGCGACCAGCGCCGCCGCCGCGCACGCGGCGACGCGGGCCGAGCTCGCCGCGCAGTTCAACCCGGCCGGCATGCCCACGCGCGCGCTCGCCTCGGCGCAGGCCGCGCTCACCAAGGCGGCCGGCGCGCTCAAATCGAAGCTCGCGCCCATCGTGACCGACACGCAAGAGCTGTCGTCGCTCACCGGCCAGCTCACGCAGCTCACCGCGCAGGCGTCATCGCTCGTGCGGCAGCCCGCGGTGATCGCCACGAACTTCCTCGCGGCGTTCACCGGGCTCGACAACACGATCTCGGCGGCGCCCGCCACGGTGATGAACGCGCTGATCGAGGCGTACAGCGTGGACCTCGGCGCGCCCGTGATCCCGACCACGACCACGCGCCAGCGCGAGCTCGCGAACCAGGTCGCGCTCACCGGCGCGCTGCGGCGGACCATGGCGATCGAAGCCGCGCGGATCGCGCCGAGCGTGCCGTACACCTCGATCGAGGACGCCACGGCCGCGCGCGATCGCGTGGCGGCGCTGCTCGACGACCAGGCGCAGCTCGCCGGCGACACCGCCTATCCAGCGCTGGTCGACCTGCGCTGTCAGCTGCTCCGCGCCGTGCCCGGCTCGGCAGCGCTCGCCAGCATCGTCACGATCACCCGGCGGATCGCGATCCCATCGCTGGTCCTGGCCTACCAGCTCTACGGCTCGGTCGACCAGGAGGCCGACATCCTCGCGCGCAACCGCATCCAGCATCCCGGCTTCATCACCGGTGACCTCAAGGTGCTGAGCGATGGATGACGTTACCCTTGTCGTGAACGGCCGGCGATACAACGGCTGGAAATCGATCCGCGTGACGCAGTCGATCGAGAGCCTCGCCGGCTCGTTCGCGCTCGGCGTCAGCGATCGCTGGGACGGGCAGACCTCGCCGTGGCCCATCGCCAACGAGGACGCGTGCCGCGTGGAGATCGACGGCGAGACGGTCATCGACGGCTACATCGACAGCACAGACATCTCGGCTTCGGCCACGGAGCGTTCGCTGTCGTACTCGGGCAAGGACCGCGCCGCCGCGCTCGTCGAGAACTCGTTCGCCGTTCCCGACGCCAGCGGGAAAGGGTTTCGCTGGGCGTTTCGCAACATGGATCTGGCGCAGTACCTGACCG